TTGAATTCACAAAAAGCTCCAGAAAGAAAACCTGCTGGAGAAATAGACGAAGATTACATAGCTAAAAGAAATAGATTTATAGAAGAAATGGAATCAGGGCCGGGTGCGTCTGAACAAAAAGAATTTGATGTTTATAAAGACAGTAAAGGTCTTCGTACAATCGGTCATGGGTACAATATCGACGCACCGGGACAATTTGATAAAATGAAAAAAATTCTGGGCCTATCAGATGAAGAAGCGGATGCTATCGTTTCGGGTGAAATGAGTATAAGTAAAGAACAGGCTGATAAGCTATTTAACTTTTCAGCCAAAAAAGCCGAAAGACAGCTGGATGAAAAACTACAGTCAATCGGCGGCGTGCAGTTAACCTCAGATCAAAGAGCCGCTCTTGTGAGTATGATCTATAATTCACCAAAATTAATTGGTCCTAAGATTTTAGAGGCTTTAAAGTCCGGCAATTATGAAGAAGTAGCTAGATTAATTAGCATCACTTCTGACTTTCAAAAAAGAAAGCATCCCGGTTTACCGATCCGTAGAAGAAAAGAAGCAGCTCTTTTCTCTGGATCTGAAGAAGAATAAGGAGAATATATGAAAGAATGGCTTCATGGTATTTTAGTTTCGTCCGTTGCCTTTCTTTTACCAATAAAACTGGTGATTCTTACAGCCGGTATTTTAATTATAGCTGATCTTTTTACAGGTATGCTTGCTGCTAAAAAAAGAGGCGAGAAAATTACAAGCGCGGCTTTGAGTCGAACAGTAGCCAAGATGGCTGTTTATCAAACCGTTATAATAACTGGATTCATGTTGCAAAAAAATTTATTAGGCGATATAGTGCCAGTGATTAACATTGTAGGCGGTGTTATTGGGATGGTGGAATTCAAGTCTATAATAGAAAACGCTAACACCATTCTAGGCACAGATATATTTAAAGAGATTATAAAAAAGATGGCATCCAGAAACGATTCGTTGCCGTTATCACAACCAAGCGGTCCTGAAAAAAAGGATGATCAGGCCCCGCCTACTTCTTAGTTTTTTTATTTTTAGATCTTTCTTCGTCTATTTTGGTTATTAAATAATCTTCAAAAAAATCTGTTTTTAAAAACTTATTATTTTCACTAACGTCTTCAAAGAATTTTAAATTCCAAGACGCTTTTGATCTTGTGTAAATGCAGCGATTCCGCGCATTGTTTCGGTCATAGCAATCCTTTTTTAGAGATTTATTTTTATGTAGATTGCTTCTTGGACGTTTGCTGTTCATCTCAGCATTAACATATTCTTTAGTGAATTTGTTAAGCCATTCCTTTTCTTTAGGAGTTAGCTTTTTTAGATAATCATAATCTGAAATTAGATCTTGCCTAGTTTTTAGATTTAATTCCGGTTTAAGTGCTGCGTATTTTTCCTTGGATCTCTTTGTTTGTTTCTTGTTTTTTTTCATTCTGTTCACTCCTAAGCTGTTCGATTTTTTCCATATTAAATTCTCCCTTTAATTTAAAAAACGATCTAGACTTACCGATTTTACTTTTAAAATAAAACTTTAAAAGACTACTTAAATTCATCTTGCATACTTTAACGGTTTTCCTTTTATATCTCCATTTTACATACCATTTATAAATTTCGTGAAGAGACATCCATTTGTCTGACTCAACTATTTCCATTTCGTTAATGAAATCTTCAACGTGTTTTTTAAATTGAAACGATTTCTTTAGATGTTGTTTAGCTCTTTTTTTTCTTATAGTTTCATTGTTAAAATTAACTAAATCATTTTTAATCAGGATAAAATTTATATCACTTTTTCTTTCGATTGCAAATATTTTTTTTATGGTTCTATAAAAAATTTGATATCCTTTTGGCTCGCCTGACCACGTTTTATAATGCGCATACAAAACCGGTACCGGCATCTTATTTTTACCGGGTTGGATATTAAGAGCATTAATAAACTCAGTGACATCGAAATCACTATCTAAAGACTCAACTTGTTCAGAAGATAGCTCATTACCTTCTAATGCGTTTAGAAGGGCTTCAATTTGTTTATCTTGAGATTTGTGACGCTCCATATACAGCCAACCCCGTTGCTACTACTCCTAAACTAAACCATATAATCTTTTGTATGTCCGTTGTTGTTTTAGCCTCGTTTAAAGCCTTGGCTAATTCATCGTTTTGTTTTAGAAGTATATTCACTTTATTATCATAATAAATTTCATTTTGTTTGTATAGTCTTATCGTTCTTTCATAGGATTCGTTTAGCTGGCTTTTTATGTCACATTCGATAAGTTTATACCGCATTTTTTGAGCTTCTTCAAAAGGAAAGAGGACTCCCTCAAAGGGAGCCCTCTCGTCTTTCTTTAGGTTAATAACCTCGCCAGCGAAGCTATTATTTGCCACCATTAAGCTTATCATTAAAAAACTTAGCAAGCGTTTCATTTAAAACCCTTTCAGCTTTTTTATCAAGCTGTTCTTGGAGTTCGTTTCTTTTATTCTCTTCTGCTGCTAATTGCGCATCAACCTTATCAATTTTTGCTTGTTCTTGTTGCACTTTTTCTTTTGATTCAAGGTTTGTGTTTAGTGACTCAGCCGTTTTTCGTTTGCTCTTTTCATAAACAAGAAGACCAACTAAAACTGCGATGGTTCCTAAAAGGTACTCCATTACTTTAGTCTCACTAGATCATCAATGAGATTGAGACTCTTAGCATCTTCAGCATCGATCCAAAGGTTATCCTTTTGGAGTTCCATAAACGTTTCATACTTCATAGAAGATCGTTCAGCGATATAACGATTGGTTTTTTCAACCATGCGTCTATAGTATTGTAGAATACTATTCATTTCACCGAGCGATCCGCGAGCGCCTCCAGATGCATCGTGGAACATGATAGTGCTACGATCTAGAGCAAACCGCTTTGTTCCATGCTCTAAAATAACAGCGGCCATTGAAGCACAAAGACCAACGCATACTGTATAAACCGGTCCATCTGCTGCTTGCATCAATGAAATCATTTCGTTACCAACATCGACGCTTCCTCCCGGAGAATCGAGGAGAACGAAAATTGGATCCTTAGAGTTTCCTAGTTGTTTAAGCTGTTCTTTCACAGCGTCGTCTGATTCCTTAAAATAACCTATAGGAAAGTTAATTTTAACAGAACGTTTTTCATCAATCTCTAAGGTTTTAATAACCTTACTTTCATTTACAAGTGTTGAAAGTTTACTAACTTCAGCTTTAGTACCAACGATTGGTACTACGGCCTTATGTGTGGGGATTAAGACCTCTTGATTAGTGTAGGACTTATTTTCATAATGTCGAACAACTAGACTGAGAGCAGTTAGGACTCCAAGAACACCTAGAACTAATGGTTTTTTATTCATTTTTATTTACCTTTCTTTTTTTATTATAGTATTTTCGCATCTCATCTTCAAGTCCAGTTTTAACATCGTGACAACGCCTACACAAAACTTGAAACCCTTCCTTTTCAGGAAACATTTTTTCAATATAATCATCCCAAGTAGTGAACCCGGTTTTAGGATCAACTACCGGAACAATATGATCTAAACAAATTTCTTTGTTTTTAAAAAACTCTTTACAGTGCGCACACTCGTATAGTCCTTTTTCTTTTCTAGAACACTTCAGGGCGTCTCCTCTAGGAGGCCATCTATACGTTGCTCGTCTTAGTGAGTTAATAATGAAACTCTTTAGATTACTTCTTTTCGGTTTTGGACCGCCATCCGCAGAGTTCACATCTTTTAAAACATCGCCCCGCAACTGTAATGTTTGTAAGTTCGGATCTTCCGCAACTACTACAGAGAGATCTTCTTTCGGGGGGAGTTCTTGGTTCTTCTTCTTCTTCTTCATGGTTAGCTTCTTTTACATATTCATTGAAACCTTTATCTATTTTTCTTAATCTTCTTAGAAGGCTTCTGTTTAATGATTTTAGTTCTCTTATTTCTTTTTCTAATTTTTCAACTTCATCTTCTTCTTTGTTTTTTCTTTTGCTCATTAAGCACCGCTGCTACCGAACCCGTTTTGTCCTCGCTGGCTGTTCCAGATTTCCTTGATTTCAACGATATCAGGAGTTTCAACCTTATACAATAGTAATTGTGCTATTTTCTGACCTTTTTTAATTAGATAACCTCTTGATCCATCTGCAAAAAAATCTACGTTCGTAATATTATGTACAATTATGCAGATTTCTCCAGCATACCCGGAGTCCACGACTCCTCCTCCTGTTCTCAAC